TACTGCCTGTCGGGTCTGACGCTGGGCCGATGTAGCGCGGATCATGGCACAGAAACGAGGCGCCGGGCTGATCCATCAGTGCAAGCAACGCTTCCATCTGCGCGTGACGCGGATGGTTCGCCTGCGCCAGCCGAATGCTGCCGGTCCACAGCGATGCCCCAAGGCTGGCACTGATCACCGTGCCATCGCCAAGCCGCGTGTGCTCTTGCGGGTGCGAGAGCCGAAACGTCACCTCCTCGACGCGCAAGGCACCGAGGAACTGCGCATTTGTCAGAGGGTAAGCCAGCACCATTATCCGCTCCGCCTTGGGTCTTGGCTGACGCGCGCCACGGTGCGCGGTGCAATCAGCCGGTCATATTGCTGCAGGCTGCCTTGGACGATCTCGACGGATTGAGCCCCAGCCCGCTCCATGATGCTGCCCACCAGTCCGTCGCCAAGCTCGATGCGGACGCGCGACATACCACCGCCACCAGCACTATATTGCGCAGTCTCGCGCCGGTTCAGCACCCGCTCGCCGCGCTGTAGGATCGTGGGGACTTCATCCGGGCGTAGACCTGCCATGCCACCTGCGTGCATGCGAGGTGCGCCGGCAAAAGCCATGGCAGGCACCGAGCGGGTATAACCCGAAAGGCCGACCATGCCGCCCGTGTGCGATACGGCTGCGGTGACACTTCCTCCAATATCTGGGCCTGCAAAAGCTGAGCTCAGGGCGTTTGCGATCGGGCCCAGCACGGCTTTACGGAATTGCAGGACCGCGAGGTCCTCGAGGATCGAGGCCACAAGGCCTTTGAAGTCGAGCTTGCCCGTCTTGACGAAGTTGCGAAATGCATTCTCTGCTGACCGGAAGGCACCGACCAGTGTGTCGCTCAGACCCTTGCCCCAATCCATCGCCTGATCCGCGTATTGCGACAGACCTTGGGTCACCGCCCGCCAGCCCATGGCCGCCTCATCGCCACCCTCTTTGGCAACAGTACCCGCCTGCCGGGCCGCAGCCCCAGCACGGGTGGCAGCCGTTTCTGCATCTTCTAACTCGGCGGTGAGCACTGCCGCCGAGGCCGCAGCCCCGGTGAGCGCATCTTCACCCTCTGTGTCAGCACCGCTGACTGCATCCCGCAGTGCCTGCCAGCTTGCCAGCGGCAGTGTGGCACCCCTTGCGAGGTCTTCCGCGGCACCCCGGTAGGTATTTGCAGTCGCAAGCGCCTCACGGGCAATATCATCAAGCCCAAGGTCAGGCACTTGCAGCAGGTCTGTCTCAAACCCGCGTGCGAACCCCTCTGCCGCGCGCCCACCGATACCGACGGCTTGCGGCACCACCCGGCTCCATTCGGACAGGTCCGGAGGATCGAGCGCCTGCTCTGGAAACCGACCTCCGATGGTGAGCAAAGCATTCACCCCGCGGGTGATACCCGCAAGCCCGGCCTCCATGGCCTCGACCAGTTTATTGATCGACAGCACGCCAATGCGCGCAAAAACGTCAGGCAGTGCGCCAAAGACAGCCTGCACGGCAAAGAACGTGCCCTGGAATGTGTTCACGGCAGTGTTGCCAAAGCCCACAACGCTTTCAATTGCCGAGGCCATGCCAGAAGCTGCATCGGACTTGATGTCGTAAAACATCGCCGTGGCAGCAGCACCTGCCGCTGAGGCCCCCATCTTGATCCGCTCCCAGACCACAACAACCAAGTTTTTGAGCAGGCCCATGGCATCGCCAAAACCGCCCGCGCCCGTTACGAGACGGCTGAACCAGTAAACCAGCTCGCCTGCGCCAACGATAAGCGCCCCGATCCCGGTGCGGATCAGCGCGCCCTTAAGCACCGTAAGCGCTCCGGCGGTTCTGATCACAGCCGCCGCAGCCAAACCCATCCCGACAACCCATTTGCCGGCCATGAGGGCGGCAAATGTGCCGGCATAGGTCAAAATGCGGCCAATATTGTCGGTCAGCGCGTTGATCGCTTTGCCAAGCGGCCCTGTCGAGCTGGCCAGATCAACGAAGCTCGTCGCAAGGCCCTCAAGGATCGGCGCAAGAGCAACACCGATCTTATTGCCCATCCCGACCATGACCTGCCCAACCGCAACAACCGCGACACGCGCCCGGTTCAGGCTGGCAAGTGTCTTGTCGTCCATAACCAAGCCGAGGTCGGCTGCGCGTTCCGCCAGACGGCTCATTTCCGCGCCGTTGTTGCGAAGGAGCGGCAAAAGGGCCGTGGCATCAGACGCCATGGCTTCAAGGTAGAAAGTCATCTCCTGCTGGCTTGCGCCGGCCCGTTCCAGCGAGGACACATAGAGCTGCAGCGCCTCCGGCCCCGACAGTCGAGCGAACTGGTCAGCGGTCACGCCCACTTTTGGCGCAATGTTCTCGAAGAAGTCAGCCATTGGGCCGCCGCCGGTGGTCAGGAAATCACCGACCCGGTCGTTCACGTCCTTCAGAATATCAGCGAGCTTCTCTTGCTCGATGCCTACAGTCTGGGCACCTGCCGCCATGCCTTGAAAGTCCTGCGGATCGGCATTGGCGACCGCAGCCTGACGCTGGACCTCAAAAGCCCGGTCCATTGCAGCGTTGGTCGCAGTTACGGCTGCGGCAGCCGCTGCCGTTGCCGCCGCAGCGCTTGCCACGGCAACACGGCGCGCGAAAGCCGACAGCTTTGCGTTCGCACGCTCCACATCGCGCGGAAGGCGCTCAAAGGCTTTGCGACCTGCAGTACCCACGCCTTCCAATTCATCGCGCACTTGGCGCCCACCAGTCGCCGTGAGGCGCACACTGACCCTTTTTTCAGCCATCGAAAGCCTCACCTCGCTCGCTTAGTTTGCGCACCATCACCGCCTCAATTGGCGGCAACATTTCGGCCACCACGCGCGGCGGCACCCCCAGCGCCTGGCCCAGCTGTAGGGCCGCGCCAATGTCCCAGCCAATCACCACCCCACCACACGCGCCCGTAACAATACGAAGCTGACCGCCGAGGCGCTGGACAAGGTCCCAGACCTGCCAGCCCTCCATCGTGGTCGGAGCGTTTATTTGTGATGGGCAATCAGCGCAGCGCCCTGGACAAGCGGCGCAATACTCTCCGCCCCCGCCGAATTCCCACTCAGCAAGGGCGGTCAGCCGTTTTTTTCCGCATCCACCAGCATCGCGCCAGCAACGACACCCACTTGGAAAGTTTCAAACATCGGCCAAAGGTCAAAAAGGGCATCAATCCAGTCTTGGGAGACAGGTACCGGTTCGCCGTCCGCGTCCCCGACACCGTCCCACTCATCAATCACCATCCCGCCGATGATTTTCGCAACCTCAAGGGCCACCGCATCATCCTGAACGGCGTTTGCATCGATGCTCCCCTTGGCGAGGGCCACCACTCTGGGGTTGTTGCGCGCCGCGAGCATCATTGCTGTTGAGAGTGGCTTTGCCTTGATTTTCACGCCCCCTGCGAGGTCGACCCAGCGGCTTTCAGTGGAGAGGTTCAGCTTCAGCATGGGTCAATATTCCTCTATGTCATTTGCAAGGGTCACGCTGACCATCGGGTCGCCGTTCGCCTGCTGGGCCGCCTGCCAGTCGAAAGTCACTTGCACGCCTTGTGGGCCAGAGATTTCACGGCGCGGCCGGGGCAGGAATACCCGTGGGACAGAAACGGTGAGCGCCTCACCCGTGGGGAGAGCGTAGCCGAACGTCAGCGCGCAGGCCTGACCACCAATGGCCTGATTGAGCAGCGTGGTGTCGGCAAAGCGCACGGCGATATTCCCCGTCATGGCGGCGATCGACGGATCAGCGCCTTCAATTTTCCCATCGGCGCGGATTGTCTCGATCCGGTCGAGGTTGTTTTGATAATTGATCTCTGCGCTGACAATGTTGCCGATATTCTGGCCGTTGCGCTGGACCGAGCCGTTGAAGTGGCCAAAGCGTTTGAGCGTCAGTGTCCCGGGTGTTCCGGCCTGCGACGACGTGCCCAAATCTTCGCCTTGGGCGACGATTTCCACAGTGGACGTCAGCAGACCAGAGCGCTCCATGGTCCAGCTGAAGCTATCCACCATGCAGCCCGAGTACATCGCAAAGCTTGGCACCTCCGGCATGCCGACCTCGACAGAGAAGCTCGGAAGCGTCCAGTTGCCGCTTTCAAAGAGGTGGGTATAGGGGCCGGCGCCAGTCGTCTGCGGCGCGCCGAATGCGCCCTTGAGCCAGTATCCGTAGGCTTGCGCATCCAGAGGCACCACGACGTTGCCATCTGCGGTCAGCGCGTTCTTGATCGGCTCAAGCGGGTCGCGCCCATAGCCCAAAAGCTCTGACGTCTGCAGCGGCTGCTCGGCCCCAAGGCTCGATGTTGCAAAAGGCATACGGGTGAAGCCGCCTGCGGGCGGTGTGCCATAAGTTGTCTCGAACGCCAGCGCCATCTGCGCGCGCGCACCCTGTGCTCGTGCCATGGGAATTCTCCTGTTGGGATTGGGTCAGACCAGCGGATCGCTGGTGGTGTAGTGAAGATGGACCGGGATGATCGCGGCCTTAAACGCAGCCGCGCCCTCAATCGGCATGTCGATGATCTGTGGGGCCTTTGCCTCGACCCAATCACAAAGGCCACCAAGGGTCCTATCTGCATGTAGAGCCGCTCCAAGCGCTGAGGTCATGATATCAAAATTGGCATCACGGTGATCAGCCACATGCACGATCGCCTCAATCTCGGCCTTGTGCTCATAGTGATATGCCAGCGGCGACAGCGTCACTTCCGGATCCCCGGGCTCACCATCGCGCAAGATAAACAGCCCATCAGGCGGGATGCGTTCAGGCAAGATGCCGTCGCGCAAAGCCGCCTGTGGCAGCCCCAACAGCACGGAGTGTAAAGCCTGCAGAATTGTTTCGCGCTTGCTCATCATCAAATGCGGTCCTCGATCCAATTTGCAACGATCAGCCTTGGCACTGACGAGATCGCGCCATCGGCGGCCTCCATCAAGCGCAGCCTTTTATTGAGCCGCACCTGCGGCACCAGAATGAAGATCGGCACAGTGACCTGATTGCGCCCCGTTTTGGAGCGCGAGATCGCGGCAATGCCTTTGGTGTTCAGGCGTGCCTTCTCAGCCACCAACAGGCTGCCACCGCGCGGTCGGTACACAAACCGAAGCTTGATCCCCCGCCTGCGCTCCCACTCGCCCGGCGTAAACCTGCGCCCACCCGCAGCACGCCCCGCTGCCTCGGTTGGGATTGCAAGATAAAACCCACTCTTTGATCTGATTGTGGCCCCACGCTCAAATGCGCCGAGAATGCGCGGCGCCTTTGTGTAGACCAGCGAGGCTGCGCGCAGACTGGTTTGACCTTTTGGGAAATTGAGGTTGCGCACCGTATTGCCAAGCCGCGTGCCAAGCCCGGCCGACACCACTTGTTGCCGCCACGCAGATTTGAGATCACCACCTGCGATCTGCATCGCTTTGCTGGTGGCCTTTTCGGCGGCGGCAACCTGTTGCGCCATCAGCGCGATAAGGTCCGGTGAAAGGTCAATCCCGATGCGCATACTGGGCCTATTGCTCTAACGCAGATTGATCTGAATTGTCTTGTTCTGGATCTGTCAGCACCGTTTCAGAGACTTCTTTACCCCTTCGTTTGCGCGCCCCCTTGGCATCAAGCGCCACAAGATGCCCGCTTTTGAGCGCATCCGCGGCCTCTGCGTCACTGATGGTCAAAACAGACCCAACGCCGATGTTGGTGTGGCCAGCAACGATGCGGCCTGCTGTTTCGGTAATGGCAAAACGCGGCATCACCAGCCTCCTTTACAGATTTGGGGTGTCGAACATGACAAGGTTGATCTCGCCAGTCGCCGTCCGTTGAATTGCAGAAATCGTATAAACTGGCTGGCCGGGTCGCTGCGATATCTGCACCTGATCACCCGGCTCGATCTCAAAAGGGACCAGCCCCGCATCCGCGGGACCAATCCAGAATTCAGCCACGCTGGCATTCAACATCCGGTCGCCACCAAAGCTGCCCCCTGCCCCGCTGATCGGCGAAAGGCCCGGGCCGTCAGAGAACACACCTTTTGTTGTATGCGACACGCGGCCCGGATCACGCATACCGGCAGTATAAGGCAAGCGCAGCCTTGGGCGCAGAACCGCAACTTCCGAAAACATGCCGCCAATAGCACCCGACAGGGATACCTCAAGATCGTCAAACATGGAGGCCACGGTTTTGATCCTTTCGGATTATGTGCGCTTGGCGGGGATCAAAACGCGCGGACGAGTGCAGTACTGCAGGGCGTTCATCTGGA